GCTTGTTACTCCGCAAATCTTAGGAATATCTGCGTCTGCTATCGTTAGTGCTGCATCATTTGTAAAGGTTGTTCCCGTTGGGTCTGCATTAAAAATAACCAAATCTAACGCTATATTCTGCTTGTCTAAATCTCCCAAAGTAACATTCACCAAAGTTGATTCTGAGCCTACTTCTAAAGCTGCGTCTGTTAGGGTTAATTTTGTTCCTATTAAGTCACCACTAGCATAAGTTGTAGCCGTTGCACCTACTGATGTTCCTGTGATGTTTATTACTTTTGTTCTGCCTACCGCAGTTTCTACTATTGTACTCTTTCTCATTTTGCTATTATATTAATTGTTACTTTTGATTCTGAACCTTCTGGGGTTGTTATTTTTAATCGTACATAATTAGCTGAAAACCATTGGTCAGGCATAGCACCGCACCCTGTTAATGATGCTGATGTGTCGTAAAAATCTACGCCATTACCGCTTACTTGCAGCATTAATTTATGATTATCGTGTGTGCCAGATAACGGATTCACATATACTCCTACTAATTTTCCTCCCAACTCTAAGGGTATAGTAGATGCCAATACATTAGTATCTAATGTTAAATTTAACTCCGTTTTATCTTCTCCTATTATCATTCGTACCCGTATAATGTAAAATTCAGCCCGTTAGAATTATCTACTTTAACTCCTATCGAACCATTCACTTCTACTGCCCACTCGCAATCTATAATAAGCGTAGTTTTTTCTTTCGCCTTTATTTTCCATAAAAGGGCAGTCGTTTCATCATAGGTCGTGCCATCGTCATCGTGATATATCCAGAACTTTACATCTGTATTATTGCACGTAGAAACGACTACCTGAGTTATAATCGTTTTCGTTGTCGCCTTAAATATAGTATTCGTACTCTCGTTCGAGGGTCTGTTCTGAATAATTAATTTATAATTTCGTTCACTTCCTATTCTCATTCTACGTTATTTCTGCACCGAATAATGTTATTGTTGCATCTGTTGCTGAATCTATTTTAAAAGCAATATTTCCCTCCGTTAGAGCTATAAAATTATCTATAATATCACTATTGTTTTTGGCTAAACTTACCTCCCATATAATCGCAGTCGTTTCATCATAAGTCGTTCCAGCACTTACAAAAATACTATATTTAACCGCAGTATTCGAGGTATTCGCAATAGTTATAGTTTTAACAATCGCAGTCGTTTCAGAAGGTGCAGAGTAAACCACCTCAGCACTTGTGCTTGATGGTCTTAATTGTCCGAGTAACTTCTCCTGAATCATAACCGAAAATTAGCCGTTACTATATAAGATGAATTTCCTAAAGTCGGGTCTGCTGAATCTGTTGTTAATTCTAACTTCTTAGCTTCTATAATTTGAGTATCAGTAGCCAACCACGAACCGCTATAAAGTTCTCCTTTCTTAATCCTTGAAACACTACTTAATAAACTTGTCGTATCTACTCCTTGAGGTATTGTAGCCGTTTCAGTTTTTAACCATAACGTATCTTCTGCGGAATAAGCGGGTGTAGTGAAGTCGGTTTCTATCGTCCAATCTATTAAAGTTATGCTCTTTCCTACTGGTGCTGCAACTATCTGAATCGGTGTAGTGAATAACGCTTTTGCCTGAGTGGAATTAATAGTGACTGACTTCTGAAAAGTTCCTGTCCATTTGCTAACTCCTAAATCTGAAACATAAGTCCAGAACCCATCATATAACTTGTCATATACTCGCATCCCTTCTGAGGGTGTTATAGCAAACCAAGTGTCTAAACTTGAATCGTACCTTACAAAGTCATTTTCTAAAGCACCATCCCAATCTGCTGAAGGTGTGCCTACTAAAATGTAAGCGTCTTGGTCAACCTCTGCTGCTGCTCCTGACGTAGCGTCAATGAATTGATTAACTGGTGGTAAAATACTTCTTTGTTCCCAAGCTAAAGCACCTTGCTCGTCTTTTAAGATATGACCGTTCTTAGCAGCCGAAGTAAAATCCTTTGGATTGTGTATTTGACTGTTCGGTATGTCTATATGTAAACTATCAGGCATTTAAATAAGTATATCTTTTTAATAAATCTTCTTGAGTTTGTAAGTTGTTTTTTTCAGCGACTAAAGTTCCAGAGAACTTACCCGTTGCCGTTCCGCTAATATCTAGTTTTATATATTTTTCTGTCAAGGTTAAAAACACCTCTGTTACTCCCTCGCTTAAAGTCTTTGTTTCTAAGGTCTTAAAAGTTGTTTTCCCTTCTTGTATTTTAATAGTCGTTTCCCCTGTTATATTTGAGCCGATTAGCTTAATGCTAAAAAAGGAATACCCAGATAAATCAGATGAAGTCCAATTACTAGCACCACCTGACAAATCATAACCACCTACAACTACTTCTTTCATATTAAAATAAATCCATACTTGTTACTGCTATCGTCTTTCCCATCGTCATAATCAGGATAAGCACTAGAGTTGTCTTCTTGAGTGTCTTTAACGTATTGTTTTAGGTCTTTCTTCCATCTTTCAGCCTGTGCTAAAATTGAGTTTCTTAAAGCAGCATAATCACCTCTAGAACTCTGTGCCGAAAACTCAGTATTATTAACCATAATTCCCTGACTGGTAATATGGTTTCTCACTTGTGGTAAAGCATCATAAAGCACATACCAACACATCATACTTTTAATAAAATTATCGTACAAAGTTTGGTCTTCTGCTACCCACGTTCCACTTGCTACACTTACCAGAATAGTATCATAATAGTCTTCCCCTAGCAAATCCCTTAAATATGACCTTTGAGAAGGTAAGATATAATTAGTAAATACCTCCCCATCAAATGAAGCATCAGGAACACACTCCGTTACTATATTTGCTACCGTTACTATCTTTGTATTAAACGCCATCTTTTTTTACTTCCTTTTTTACAAACTGACCCGCCATCTCTTCAATGGGGTCTTTTCCCGTTTCCTCTCTTAGTTCGTTGATTGTCCAAACATCAGTCAGAGTAACCCTATCAGCACTAGATACTGGTCGTATAGGCATAATTCCTAGACTTAACCCATTTAACGAGGTTTCCCTTAAGATCGTTTCAAAAGCCTTTAATACTGGTCTTCTATAAGCAGGTATGACTGTATTATTAACCAACTCAAAAGCAGTCCTTATATCGCTTGAATTTGCCAACTTTCCGCTTACTTGCATCATTAAAGCAGAGTGCCACCTATGACCCTCGATAATTCCCTCTTTTGCTAATTGTTTAAGTTGTAAGAATTCCCCAGTAGCAGGGGTCTTAAATTCGTGAATATTAGCCGCTTGTTCTTTGTCGTCTAAGAGTTCAGCTACTACCTTTCTTGAATTGCCTTCGCCTGTATATTTATTGACAATATCTTTAATGTATTGCTCTGGGTCTTTCCCGTCTGGTGGCTCTCCAAAGAGTTGAAGCAAAACACTAGGAAAAAAACCGTTGTCTAATTTAGATAAATTAAAGGTAGAAATTTTATACTCAATATCTGCATCTTTTAAAGCACCCGAATAATCAGGAACACCGTATGTCTGGTATTCTGGTTCGTAGTTCTTTATATGGAATAAGAAGTTGCTCTCCTTTCCCGTTAGGTCAATCTCACTTATAGGATATTGTTTATTAGGGTAAGTAAGGTCTGTTCCTATATCCCTCCAGTAGTTTGAAATATAAGCCTTCTCACCGTTCTTTGCTATTCGTACTGTTGTAGCGTCTCTGTGAAATAGATTAACTCTACCGCCTTCTTTTACTACTTCGATATAAGCATTGCCGAATATTATATAATCGCTTTGAACGGTCTTATATACGTCATATAAGGATTCATCGTTAGAGTTTACCTCGTTTGTATAATCCTCTTGTGCGGTGTTTAGGTCTTCACTGAATAACAACTTGCTACCTACTGAATAAGTAACCTTGTTTTCCAATACTGCACCATTGGTCGAAGAACGTCTTTTCCTTAAAGCTAAATCATTAATCCAGACGTTATTTGATCCCTCAAAAAATGGAATCCACTTAGACCTTGCCCTCTGGTTTATATTCTCCCTTGTAACATTAGGTGTTTGAACTCCTGTAACACTTGCAAGAATCCTATTTTTCTGACCGTTGGATTTTATCTTGGTGTGATTCATAGAGTTTCTTTAATTCTGATTGAGTAGCTTTTGCTAATTCGTGAACTCCATTTGAATCACAAATGACGCACTTTATAAATTGCTTGTTTACTATATATTTCATAAACTCAAAATAAAAAGGGTGAACAGTTCCACCATCCACCCCTGTTATGGCTTGTGCCAAAGTTAGTTAAAAAAACTTACGAACCGAAATTAACTGTACCACTAGAATTAGTAAGTATTGAACCTACATATTCTCGGATAATCTCAGCGTGTTCAGAAGTTAGCTGAATAGTGTACTCATTAGCACCTGATAGTTCCCCGTCAAGTGTATAAGATACGTTACTCATACAACTAGCTTCTTTCTTTATAATGTTGTCCCAACCCACTACAAACGCTCTTAAATACGTTCCTGTTGAATTTGTTCCTTCAATTATAGCCGTAACTTCCCTAGAGTCTATAAGGTCTTGTAACCGTTTTCCTTTGGTCTTGTCAAGTCCGTGAATCTTGAACTCTACGGTGTTTGTGAAAGTTGCCGTTCCGTTTTCATTTGTGCCCTCTCCGTTTAAAGATTTTGTTTTAAACTCCCCTTCATACTCATACCACTTTGCAGCAGTTGAATCTAAAGTTACTGCCGTGAAGTCTTGCAACACACCCGCAGTAAAAGAAGTAATATCACAAGTCTCTATCACGAATATACGTGCTAAGGCTGCTCTGTTTTGCTCATTACAAGCTAAAACTAAGTCGTTAGATATTCCCATTGTTTTTAGTTTTTAAAATTAATATGCAAAGCCGATTAACTCAGGATGCAAAATTTGTGCTCCTAACTTAAATTTTACCTTCATTCTCATTACTTCATCGTCATCAGAGAACCAAATCTTCACTTCATTGGCTGGACTCATTACGTCAGCACCTACAATTAAATTGTCTGGTGTTGTAAGAACACACATATTGGCGCCGACTGCTGTTTTTTGAGGGTTAGCCGTGTCCGCTAAGTGGGTGTCCCAACCTTTAACCTCTACAACTTCAATTCCTCTGAATTTAACAACCGTCGAACCGTCTTCAAGGTTTAATTGTCCTCTTTCATTCTGAGTGTCTTCCAAAGTAGTAAGATAGTTGTCCATAATAGAAGAAGTAACATAGAACTTCTTACTTGCTCTGTCAATTCCTCTTAATGTCTTAGACTGGTTTTCATACATATTTCTAAAAAGAGTAATTGCACCGTCTGTAACCATAGCACCAGTAACCTCTATATTAGAATCTGTATTCATATTTAAGAACTGACCTACCGTTGCTGAAGAATCTTGAATTAACTCAACCCACCCGTCAAACTGGTCATAATCAGAAGAACCAGAAGCTGCGTCTGCAAACCATTGTATTCTAGGAATGTCGCTTTCCAACGCTCTCATTAAAGACGTTCTAAGAATGTCCTCAACTACTGTTCCCTGTAAATCGTCAATGTCTACTCCTAACTTAATAGCTTCCTCAAAAACTGTTCCGTCAAAAGCATCTTCACATTCTTCTAGATTTACCTTAACCTTAGAGGTTGAAATTGTCCTATCTGAAATACTTAAAGAACCAACCTGAGAGAATCCGCAAGTTGTATACTTTCGCAAAATCTTGCTTAAGTTTCCTGGAATATATAAGTTAGTTTTATCAACTACTTGCATCACTTTATAAATACCGAAAACATCGTCTCCACCCTCTTGTGGCTTGTAGAAAAGTTCGGTTAAAAATTCCTTACCGTTATAAGTGTGCGAAAAGGAAGTTGTTATTGAATTTGCCATTGTTTTTTATTTTTAGTTTGTTAATCTTGAATTTACCCTTGTCTTGAAAGTGTTGCCGAATACTCCCTTAGTAGTTTCTACTTCCTCTGTCGGCTCTGTGTCCGTCTTTGGCTCTACTGCTACTGGTGTTGCTTTGTACTTAGCAATTTCTTCTGTTAAAGCACTTATTTCATTTGTCTTAGCCTCTACCTCTGTTTTTAAGGTTTCGTTCTCTGTTGAAAGGGTTTTGTTTTCCTCTCCAAAAGATTCTAGCTTTGTTGAAATATCGCTTATCTCATTTGTGATTTCTTTTTCGTCTGCAATTTTTACTTCCTTATTTGCAGTCATAAAATTTGTAACCTTTTCGGTTAGTTCTTTGAGTTGGTGTACTAATGAATTATCCATTGTGTTTAAGATTTGTGTTTTTTGGTTTTTTGTTAAATTTGAATTTATAATCTTATTCTTATTAATACTAGCAGCTATTTTGCTAGGCTGACTTATTGCCGTTACAAAGCCCAGTTCCTTTGCTTCTTCTGGACTTAGAAATTTATCTTCTTTCATTATTTCCCTTACCTTTTCTTCGCTCTGTCCTGACTTCTTAGTAAATACTGATACCATTCTGTCGTCAATCTTTCGCATATCATTTACAACACCTTCTAGGTCGTCTGCGTTGCCTAGTGCTGAGGTGTGTGAATTGTGAATTAAAAATAATGAGTTTTCGCTTATACCTACTTCATCACCTGACATAGCAATTACTGCTGCTGCTGATGCAGTTGCTCCTACTATATTAATCTTAGTATTGAAAGGATGCGAAGCTATCAGATCGTGGATTGCCAATCCTTCAAAAGCATTACCTCCAAGTGAGGCGATATTAATTACTATGTCGGTTTTGATATTTGATATTTCTGCTTTAACAGAATCTAAAGTGTTTCCTTCTTCAAAAAAAGAATCGCCTATCTGTCCGAAAATATCAATTTCCGTAGAATCTGCTAATGACTTTATTTCAAAATGTCGCATAGGGCAAAAGTAATTCAAGGCTTTCATAACCTCTTGCAATGTCATTACAAATTATTTCTTGGTAACTATTTCGTGTATCATTCTGAAGGAAAGATTATAAATAAAACAAAGTTCGTCGTAAACCTCGGTCATACTAATACCGCTTATAACCAGTTTGTCATAATCTTTTACTATTGCTCTATTCCTTAAAGCTTTCTTGTCGATTAAATTATGCTTTGCCATTTGATAAATAACTTTCTCTGAAATATTATCGTCAAATTGCTTTGCGTATTCTTTTATTAAGTCCATATAAGTTACTTCCATAGGTCTATTGCTCGTTTCCAGAATTTGATTATCATCACCCTACAATCATTACAAGACATGTTTTTAAGCGGATAGGGTTCAATGTATTTGTCAAACTTATTAAATAAGGTTTCTAGTTCTGTTTTGTCGGCATACATTCTACCGCTGACCTTTTTATAGGAATGTAATATTTCCATCTTCTCTTCGTCGCTTATTAGATCGGCTCTTTCCTCTAATGTAATTGACATTTAGGACTTTTAATAGTTATTTTATTGTTTATAGGACACCCGCAATCTTGACATTTTTCTATTTTCAGAATGAAAGAATAAACCTCATATCCTTTTCTGAAAAACATACACCCTTTGCAAATATCATATCTTCTTTTCCTTTCAATTTTGTCTGTAAATAAACTATACATTTATCCAATTTCTGCTTCACTTTGTACGTTCAAAATGCTTACTTGCTGGTCGGTTGTATCAGTAACTACATTGACTACTTTTATTGCTCCCATTTGTGAGGTAATCTGTTCTAAGCTTCCCGTTGCATCGCTTACTGTTTCTGGGAAATTTAAAGGTGCTGATATTCCTCCCTGTTGAAATTTTGTTATCCCTCCCCTTTCAAATGCAACACCGCCTTCGGCTTGATTTATATTACTCAACAAAGCACCGTATTTAGCCGTACTCCTTTTGTTAATTACTGCTTCTCCACCTTCAAACTCATATTGTCCGTCTATTGTAGGTATTCCTCCCCTTGCGTGGCTCTTTCCTCTCAATACTCCACCTCTTTCCATTTTAGCACTTATCCCTACTTTTGCTGCCGTAAAGGCTGCTTTTATCAACGCAGCCAATAGTGCTGATTTTGCTACTCCTGCAACACCAAAAGTAGCAACACTTTCTGCACTTGCTAACGACCTTGCAGTAGCTTCTGCAATAGCCAAATTAATAACATTTTCTAAAGTTTTCAATCCAGATAATGCAATACTTTTACCAAAGTTTTCCTGCGCCGTTTCTGTCCCTGCAATTACTTCACCTAATACGCTGCCAACATCATTGGCAAATCCCATAGTAATAGCTTCTTTTTTCTTAAAGGATTCTTCTTGTCTTTTTAATGATTCTTCTGTAGCTTTCTTTTCCTTTTCACTTTCAATGTCAGAATATTTATCTCTAATTGCTTGTAAATTTGCTTCTAGTTGTTCCTCTAGTGCTGTGCGTAATTGGTTTTCTATATCACTCTCCCCTTCAATTTTGTTTATTTTATTTTCAAAATCAAATAGTGCCTGTGTTTCTTCTTTTTCTTTTTTATTTTGGATAGCATCAATTTCTAACTGGTCTATCTCGTTTAATAATTGTGCCGTTGTATTTTTTAATTTTTCGGCTACCCTCTCTTTTATTGCTAATAGCTTATCCTGTGCCTTAGTTTCTTGGTCTTCCTTATCTTTGTTTTCATCTTCCTTTTCAACAAACTCATTATCTGCAATTTGTTTGTTTATAACTCTTAATTTCTCACCAAGTTCAACCCTCTTTTTTGCTTGTTTTGCACTATATCCAGTTTCAAGCCGTATCTTTTCTAATACTCTTGCTTGTTCTGTTTGAATTTCTTGTTTAATACCTTGTCTATTAATATTATCTACTGATTCCCTTAAACGTTTCCTTAACTCTTTTTCTTTCCCTGCTTCTTCGGTTGCAATTACAATAGCTTGGTCTTTAGCTGCATCCATAGCGGATATTTGCATAGCCAAAGTGTCTTTAAGGTTTTCTAGTCCTTTCTTTGATAATAATTTTCTTGCTTCAAATGATTTTTCTGAACCCTGCACATCTTCGTCGAGTTCTTTCATCTCTCGCAATTTCTCATTATATCTCTTTTGCTCCTTAGTCACTTTCTTGACTTCCTTTCCTAGTGTCATAAAATGAGTTGCCAGAGTGATAACTACTGCAGCAATAGCACCTATTATATTTGCTTTTGAAGCCGTGTTAAAAAGTTTCATCGCTTTGGTGGCACTTCCTATTCCCCTTGCTAACATAACTTTTGCAATCCTTAAAGCCGTTGTAGCAAATGTATAAGCAGCAGTAGCAATCCTTGCACCTATCATTACAGCTTTATATGTTATAAATGTCTGTATAACAAATTTCAACGCTTTCAAAAATGTAACTACTGATTCAGCAGTATCACGTATTCCCTTTTGGTATTCATTTAGTCCCTCTCTGGCTTTTGCCGTGCCTGTTGCAAGACTTAAAACCTCCGTTATTACCCTGACTATATTTTTTAATGTTTGTGCGAAAGTACCTTGTCCATCTTCTAAACTTAATATAAATCCCTCCCAAGCACTATTCAAGATGGTTAAAGCACCTTCCAAAGTGTTTAGCTGAGTATCTGCCATTCTCTTTGCAGCACCTCCCGCATTATTAAGTTTGGCTTCCAAATTAGCCACATCCTCACCAGTTTCAGCAAGGATAGTTCCTACGACTGCACCACGTTTTCCAAACAATTCTAAAGCAGTTTTGTTCTTATCTGTTGAGGTGTTTATTTTTTCCATTGCTTCCTCAAACGTTAATCCTTGTTTTGAGAGTTCTAAAAAGACATTTCTTAAAGCCGTTCCAGAAGTTGAAGCATCTATTCCTCTGTCTGTCAAAGCACCTAACATCGCAGTAGTTTGCTCTATATTTAAACCCGCATTTTTTGCTACTGGTGCTACACTTCTCATTGAGGTAGCAAATTTCTCCATATCTAATGCACTAGAAGAAAAACTCTTAGCCATTACGTCTGTTACCCTTTGGGATTCTGAGGCATCCAATCCAAATGCCCTAACTGTTGCACCAGTTACCTCTGCTGCTCTTGCTAAGTCTGTTCCAGTTGCTGCTGCTAGGTCAAGCGTTGCCTTTGTTGCGGACTTGATTTCTTTCGTTGTGAACCCTAACTTAGCAAACTCTTTTTGAAGTGCAGAAACTTCACTTGCAGTAAATTTTGTAACACTTCCATACTTTTTAGCATCTTCTGAAAGGTCGGTAATTTCATCACTTGTCTTTCCTAATACGGCTGCTAAGTCTGCGTTGGCTTGTTCAAAATCTTTAAATATTCCTATTACATTTTTAACTACCATAAAAGCCGCCATAGCACCAAGAAACTGACCCGCCATTCCAGTAAGTGCCTTTCTGATTCCCATTACAAAACCAGATGTCTTTTTCATTGCACCATTTGCTACAAGTATAGACTTAGAGTATTGTCTAACTCCCATCTGTGCTTTCTTAGTAGCTATTGTGTTTGCTCCTATTGCTTGGTTATATTGCCTTTGGGTAATCTTACCAGACTTTAATTGTGCGGTTAATTGCTTTCTAGCCTCTTTTAGTTTCATTACAGAGGTCTGTAATTTGCCCAGTTTTGCCTGTGCATCGCTTATGTCTGCTTTTACATTCAGTATTTTAATTAGATTTTCTGCCATTATTTTAGGTATATCTTTTTAATTTTATTATCTGAATCAATAGTTACAGGTACTCTCTCCCCGTCTGTATTGACAATATAGACTTCCCCGTTGTAAAAGGTTATATCTCCTTCTGTCGTTACCCTTAAACCCGTTAGGCGTTCCTCTTTACTTCCTATTCCTATTGCAATTTTATCATTAGTCGTTTCTGGGTAGCTGCCTATAAAAGTTTGGTTTGAGTATTCCGAAATACACCCTTGTCCTAAGGCTAAACTTCCAGAGCCTCGAGTTGTTCTATTTCCTGTTCCGTTATTAATTATTACACCCCTTTTTTCTGGGTTTTCTCCTGTTCCTTTTGTTGTTCCCGCAGATATTACGCTTGACGGCACATAAGGAAAATCCCCTCCTGTTGGGTTCGGGAAAGGTGGTGGACTTATATCAGTATCAATGCTTACTGGGGTTTGATTATGATATTTTAATAGAATTACTTTTGTTAGCTTAAAAGGGTTGTAATCGCTTATCGTGTCTATTATCCAATATCCCTGTACTTCCTCTGGTGCATTAAGATAAATCGGTTTTCTAATATCTAAACTTTGATATTGATTAGGACTTATATTAAAGACTGCCTCTAGTTGTATTCCGTCTTCTATTATTGACATACTTTTAGAGTAATAGGAAAATAATCCATCTGCTTGTGCGAAACTTAAAGAATAAGGAACAGTATTACCAAACACCGCAATAGGCAAAGCAGATGGTATGTTACTATAATTAGTGCCGTCTACCGTTATATAAAGCGTGTCTCCGTCTATTGTTTGCCCTGAGTATTGAAAGTTTAATATTCTCGGCTTAAAAGCGTGGCTCTTTGGTGGGTGTCCTTGTAAAGATTCATTCCACATTCTAGCCGTTATACCGTAATTCAAAGAACCACTAACCGCCCTTTCATCGTGAATGATATATGTAGGTGCTATCTCACTTGTTTCTAGTGTGTCCTGTCCTTTTCGGAATCTGTCTGGAAAGGTGTGTTTATAAGATGAATATAAATTATTATCATACTTAAAATCTGCATTCCTCTTTTCTAAATACTTATCATTTGAATCCTCTGCATACTTAAACAACAAATTACGTTTGTAGCTAGTGATAAATTTTATCTTATGCTCTTTGTCGATAGCCAGTAAAGAAGTCCAGTCTTTCGCCTGACTTACTGCCTTAAAAAATGAATCCCTTTCCTCTACATAAACTGTTTTAGTTTTATTGTCAGTTAGCCAGTAGAGGTTAAATAGTTTAGTCAAATCAGCAAACAAATCTAAGACCTTTATTTTAGGCAAAACATCACTAATATTATACGTTGCGTTGGCTCTTATCTCCCTACTCATATCAGTAAGTTTGAAATAACTGTTAAAACCGAACAATATCCGCCCTACTATTGTAGGGTACTCCACCCTTATATCTATTGTGTCACCCATATTTAAAATGTAATAACCGCTCTTTATAATTACTGGACTACTAATACTCATACTTTGAGGGGTTTCACTATTGATAGTTTGAAAGTCAGTATTATTTTTAAATATTTTTATTTTTGTATCTTGCGAATTTTGGTCTGCGTACAGGATTTCCAAACTTAAATCAAATCTATAAAGCCCTTCATCAGGTGCGGTAAACTGGTTAGTAGTTATATTAAAATTCCCTCCCGTATCAAAATTATCGCCCGTTGAATCGTCATTAAATATTAGCTTGGTGGGTATAGGGTTTAGAAAAACGTCAAACACCCCAATTATAAGCTGATTACTACTTAATAGCGAAGACTTAAACAATTTATCATCTACAAAAGCTTGAGAAAACAGAAATCCCTCCCCAACAAAAGGAAAGATTAACTGCTTGAAATTTGCAGTATTCAAAAACGTAGAACTTAACGTAAATCCCGCCTTATTCAAACTGTTTTCTATTATTGCAATATATCTTATTGAGGGTACAAAATCCTCAGTAGTTAATGACGTTCCGTTCTCATATTCTCCGTAACTTATCCAAGGGTAAACGTGGTCATTAGTTGGGTAGGTAGCACTCCACGATGAAACAATATTTGCCGTAGTATATGTCTGAGTATTATTAGCATAAGTCAAGTCTGGCAATTCAACTTCTGCTAGATCTGTCATCCATTGAACATTATCACCAAAGAAAGTTATTACATAATACTCTGTTTTGTTATTTACTTCAATATCTGTTATCTTTATATAACCTCTTTCTATAATTATATCGTCAACCAATATATTAGCCGTCTTACGCTTTCTAAAGCCTTTTACGACCCTTTGATTACTTGAGTATAGGTAATGTAGTAATTTGTTATTCTCTTTCGTAGAAGGCACTTTAAACGTCTTGGAATAAGCACCACCACGCTTTGATATATCATTTAAACTGGCTAACCTTTTAGTCAGGGTAAAAGGAAAGTCAGCATCATTTCCAATATCTATTAGTCCAAGAATACTATTGTCCGTATCTCGTATTTCTAGCTTCATCCCTTTTGTGTTATTCTATCGTTTGCTTTCTTGAGCTTAAAGGCTGCTTGAAAAACCTTTTTAGACGTATCTAAAGTTTTTGTTTTCCTAGAGGTTACTATAACAGGAATAAACGTACCGTCGTCTATCCATACATTATTAGACAATCCTATTTGACTCAGCCATTCTAGTTCTGTTTTAGTAAGATAACTTGAGTAAACTTCTAAGGCATCACTTCCCGAAACGCTCAAAACAGTATCGCCCCTTTCCTTTATTGCATATCCCTTCTCAATTACCCTTTCAAATGTCTTCTGTCTAAATCTTAATTCTTCTTTTAATTTTGACGTAAAAGTATAAGCATCTATCCCACCCAAAGGGTTCACCCATTTCAAACGCAAAGTATTATCATTACAGGCTTCGTCTATATTATAACGTATTGTCTCAGATATTGTCGTGCCAATAGAATCAACTATATATACTTTTATATATGACGTTGAAGCTACGAAAGTACTGCCGTCAATTAAAGCAATAACTGCCTTATCTGCTACTGCAAGACTTGAAGTCGTAGTTGCTATTAATACATCTGAACTATTATAACTTGCTATTCTTGTCGTTACGCTTAATTCAAATGTTAGAAAATGTAATTGTGCCGTTTCTGTCCTTTTCAGCTTTAACGTTTTCGGTGCGTGTGATAAAAAAGGTTTCGTTGCTACATCTGTTGAATAAACATTAAGGTTCTGCGTTTCTTCGTGTTGAAGTGCTGAATTAGTTACCCAAAAAAAAGAGGTCGTAAGGTCTGGTGTTCCTGTTCCATCTTCTTCCCAAGCAGTAACCAATATCCCACCGACTAAAGTTACTTCATAAAAGTCTATCTTTATCTTCACCTCTGAATTGGTTGCATCTACTGTACTATTTCCTGATATGCTTTCTATATTTTCTGTTAAGTAGTCTTTGCATACACTCTGTATGTCAAAGTCAAACTCATTATTTGTTCCAAATCTGGGGTCTTTATCAATGTTCGCTTGTACCGTTCCGTCAATATAAACGTCTGCTATAATGCGTACTATTGTTCCTGTACTAGAGCTTATACTCCACTTAATAGGGTTGTAGCTTGCTGAGATCGTATAGGGACTGCTATCTATTGTTATTGCCATAATTTAAAATATCCATACTCCACCACCACCTACACCCGTTCCTCCGCCGTGAAATTCTATTTGTTTTGTTATTTCTTTTACTTTTTTTTCAAACTTCTTGTCTACTAAATCAGTCATTCTTTTATTGATTATTGCTTCCCTTTTATTAAGTGCCTCTTTAATGAATCCCTTTCTTTTACCCGTCTTTGAATATTTGTAGCTTCCTTTTGTCGGCATACCCTCTTTCTTATGTTTATTCGCCGTTGCGAATGCTGCTGCCTTTGGGTCTGCTGCACCCTTTTGTCTGAAGTATGCTATTAACGCTTGTATATATTTACTTTTCCCCCCCCCACTTCTCCCCGAGTAAGGAATCCTATTAGCTTTTACACCCTTGTCTAAATACGCTGCGTAACGGTTTCCCCATATAGCCACATCAAAACCCTTAATGTCGTCTTTTATTCTACCCTCTAAACTACTTATTAATGAGCCTGAATGTTTATGTCCTTGGTCAATCAATTCACTAGCTAAGGCTAATATCAATGTGCGTACAAGTCTATCCATTAGTAAGAGAAAGTGCCAAGCGTACAACCTACATTACTTGAGCCAAATGTTAAACTATATTTAATACCTACTAGCTTGTCATTATGTGCGTTGCTTACATACGTTCCGTTTAAATCGCTATGATTCATTAAAGCAAATACACCTCCTAAACCGACTGTTCTTCTTAATACCTCTGCTATATACTGGTCAGCAATTATTTCAATATCTGAATATTTTTCCTGTATGCCTTTTGTTTTCTTCTCTGCTATCTTATAAATATCCCATACAATAAAGTCTAATACATACGTCTTTTGTTTAGGTAGGTAATTAGTGAACGTGCCTATATTCGTAGAACCCAAGTCGGAGTTTAGCTGCACCATTGGGTAACTCTTTTCTAGGTCGGTATTAATATCACTCAGCAACCCAAAGTTAAAACTATTTACTGAAGTAAAAGCCGTTGCTATTGTTTCTAATTCGTCAATTAATTCTTTTATATTAGCCATCTATATTGAGTTGAACTGCCATTCGGTAGTCGTTAATCTTATGCTCTTTTGTATCGTATTTATCCCGTGCAAATCGCTTAATTATTCCGTCTGCAATATGATATTCTTTGTCTTTTAGCTTTCCTTTCTTCACCCGTAATTTTCCTATCTGAGTACCTAAGTCCGTTTTTACCTTTTGGCTTAGTTCAGCTCTTTGACCTTCCATTAATTTTTCATCTTTTAACCGCATTGATATTAGATACGCTTTATGGTTTGCTTCCATCTTTAAAGAATATATTTTGTCCTTCTTCTCAAAATAATTAGGGTCTTTTTTATTTGTCTTCTCCAACTCAGTTATCCATTCATCTAAGAAAGTTATTCTGCCTTTTAATAGTTCAACGTGGTCTTTTATTTCCATTTTTAAATTAATTATAGATTCTTAAATCAGTTATGAATGAGTCGCTTCTATAATGAGCGGGAATAATTGTTGTATCTAAAACAGGACTTATACCTAGCCGTTTCAAGTCAAGGTAAAAATAAGAATCTGAAAAAACCTCTTTCTGGTTTCCTGTTCTAAATTTAACCTTCTTTAAAACTGACCTGTGTATTAATGTGCATCCTATCCCTGTTGCATAAACGTCAAAGTCCATTCCTATTTTATATTCGTGTATCGGCTTAATAGAACCAAATAAACTATCACCTACTTCTGCGGGTATTCTCATTCCTCTTTTGTTTCCCGACATTGTTGTTATACCCTGTAAACATAAAGCAGAATTGCCTATAAAATAAGAGAAGGTGTGTACTGGGTTTGAGTACATCATTAAATAATCTAAGATACTCAAAGGAACAAAGACATCAGTTTCTAACATAAACAACCACTCATACCCCTCACTTAATACCTTTTCTCTGATAATGTTTTGGCTCTCTGTTATGAACTCTAGCGGACTTCCTTTAGGCTCTACTCGTTCTGCATCTATTCCTAGATCCCATATCTTTTCAATATGCTTAGGGTCTTTTGAATTGTCTACTAAAAAGGTGTCGTAGTCTATATAGGTAAAAGATTGTACCTGCCTAGCATAAACGTCAAGGCAATAATCCTTCTTATCGCTTGTTGGTGCTGCTACTAGTATGTTCATTGTGCATATCTGTTTCTACCCGTTCTGCCATTGCGAAGTATAAAACTTCGTACAACTTAGACCTTTCAACGTCTTTAATACTGTTGCCGAAAACCCCTGTCTTAGCAATATTTTTGGTCATTATATACCAACCGTATCTACTCCCTTTCCCTCCGCCTTTAAAGAGGTCGCCAAACCACTTACATACTTCTCCAGATGCGTGATTAAAAAAAAATACGCACTCCATACCTTATCCATAGGCAATTCTTTAAATAGACTCATTCTTTTCATTACGTCGCCCTCATTATAATCGGCTACCTTTCGCTTTTTCCACCACAATAAGCCACTCTCTTTCATTGGTCTGTAAAGTATTGCCGTTAGTAGTGGTAAAGCCGTTAGGTCGCCTGATTTCAATTGATTAATCTTAGTTGTTAATTGTGCTGATTCTATAAACTCTCCGTAACTACTATTAGCCATTTCTTTCGTCTGTCCGTTTAATAGCTTCTCTGCTTCTGGTAGTCCATATTCAACACCTTTGAAATGAATCTCTGGGTAAATAATTATATCCTCTTCGGTTGCAGAACCCATAAAGATCAAGGTTGCTTCATATAACCAAGTAACGTCTTCAACTTTCAATTCGTAGTTCTCTGGTATCTGAGTCCAGAAGCCTACCCACTTACGATAAAATTTCCAGTTATCAATTAAGTCATCGTCTGTATATTCTTGAGGCTTATTGTCAAAAGTTGCCTTATGTAACTTGTCTGGCATATCATTTAGAAGTTTATCACTCTCTATGATTTGCCCTAAAGTAACATCCTCCCAATTAACAGGCAAATTGAATCCCTTACCGTCAAGGTCTATTTTCATACAAACAATTTCGCTAGTCTACCCAAATCAATAGATGCTTTATTCAATCTTTGTGCCGAACCTCCTGACTGAGATAAAGCTAAAGCCTTATACTTCGCAGAGAGCACCCCTAGTTCACTTTTTGCATCTGCAAATATAGATTCCCTATTAATTACTTTTGCTTCTTTTGCTTTTTTCACCTTTGCCATAATATTTTTTTTTAGTTTTTCAAAGTTAATACAAATATTTTTTATATCGAAACCGAGATACGATTTTTATTAACATCAAAATACATTCGCATCATTAATGTATCAGCGTAATCAGGCGACCTTCCTAATAAATCTTTTATTTTATCCTTTCCCATAATGTTAGCTTTGTTGTCTTTGTCAGGGTCTTTCTGTTTAATAACTTCCAGTTCTTCGGTAATTCTTTCCCTTGTTTCAGCATCACACCTTATTGCTATTGTTCTTTGGTTTACTCGTTCAGCAAGTCTAAAGTAACATTGTGCTTTTAAATTTTGATAGTTCTCAACCTCCCCTTTTACCTTTTGTGGTCTGCTATTATTTACGAACCCTTTGCACCTAAGTATATCCTTGACACCCCCCCCCAAACCATCTTCGTCTACTACTATTCTGCTTCTGGGTATATTGTGCCTTTTGCTCATTTCTTCAATCATTTTTGCTGAATCCGTTATGCTTGTTTCTAACGCACTTTGAACCTCTACTACCCTATACCCTTCCCAAGCCATTAAAACCGTCTTATCTCTCCCGAAACGTGCTATGTCAGCAGTCAAATAACTTCCTTGTCCGTTTGCTTGGTTTGTAAATAGGTCTGTGATAGCTTCATAGTCCATCAGCTTTGCAGGGTCGTCATCGTATTCCCAGTTTCCATACAATAATCTTTCTTTTTTATTTTGGTCTTTTAGTCCTTGTAAGGATTCTAAATACCTACTTTCTATATATTGATTGTCTTGTACAAGTGCTTTAATAAAAGCGTGGTCTTTTGGTAATATTCCTTCCTTATCAGGCTTATAGAATGTATGATAAATCCAGTTCTTTTTTGGGTTTGAAGTTATGAGCATCTTTCCTAGTATATCGTATTTATCGTTTAAATGTCTTCCAATTCTTGTTTTTAAAACATCAAAAGCACCGAAGTCTACCTCCCCACCTTCTTCTATCCAACCGCCTGTGTACTCTACCGAGCCATACCGTTCATACAAAGGGTCTGAAGGTAAGTATTTAAGGTCTAAGAGGTCTACCCGTGAACCATTAAAGAACTCAAAGTAATGGTCTGAGCCGTTATACTTAAACATCTGATTTGAAGTAACACCAAAGGGGTCAAACATATATTTGAAAACCTTAAAGAAAGTAATAAAAGTTGAGTCCCTTAGCCGTTTCAGTTCTTCCCTACCTATGAACCATCTTGTTTCTGGGTAGAAGTAGCACCTTGTTAGCAGCCATTCACAACCGAGCCAAGACTTCCCACCTCCCGCACCACCACCAAATAAGATATACTTTGTTTTCTTGTCTAATAGCTTCTGATAGGCTTGGTCTTGCTTCTTGGTAGGTCTTATAGTTGGACTAATCTTCATTCGGCTTTACATAATTGAAACCCGTAATTTCTATTGCTTTCCCCTCTGCACCAGTAATTTCAGTGCGTTCGACATACCCTCTATGCTTCATCTTTGTTTTAGCATAGAATATAGTTGAAGCAGTATTGTTGTCTTTGATCTGCTTGTGTAGTTGGCTCTCTACAAAGTCAAAGGTAATGTTCTCAACGTCTTTTACTGCCTTTGCAAAGTCCTTGTCGTTATTCACATAGTCATAAAACATCGTCCTATCTATGCCTACTATCTTGCAAGCAGTCGTTACAATTCCAAGCGTTTTCTCTAATGCTTCAATCAGTGCTTTTTTCTTTTGTTGGATTTTGTTGGTCTTCATATAACTTTATATTAAGTTTAAAAACTCATTTCTACAACTCAAATCTTCTTTAAAGATAGCCGTCATTTTAGAAGTCGTTGTCCATACATCGTGTTTCTTTATTCCTCTCATAGCCATACAAAGATGCTGAGCCTTCAATACTACTGCAACACCTAAGGGATTGAGTTCTTTTGTTAATCGTTCTGCTATTTGTGTTGTTACTCTTTCCTGATTCTGGAAATTTCTTGCATAGTAATCTACTGTCCGTGCTAACTTAGATAAACCTACTATTCTATCATTTGGAACATAGGCAATATTTGCCACTCCAAAGAACGGTGCTAAGTGGTGTTCACATAAAGAATAAAAAGGAATATTTGTCTGTATTATCATTTCGTCTATACCCTCGTTTTTAAAGGTAGTAAATTTAAACTCCTTATCCTTGTTTATAAACTCGTCTAAGAACTTAATATACCTTTTGGGGGTTTCTCTTAATCCTTCTCTTGTAACGTCGTCAAACTCGCTTATAACACGCTCCATAGCTTGTGCTGCTGAACCGATAGCTTCCATTTTGGATTCTTTAAACATAGGTTAATACAATATTTTAAATTCTTTTCATTTATATCGAATCCGTCAGAGTGAGGACTAATATAGTAATTGTCTGCTTCTATTTGTGGTTGTGGTATCTCCTGTCCTTCGTGTCTTACATATCTTAATTCGTGTGCCCTTTTAAAGTTCTTTTTTACAACGTGTTCTGCTACCTTTGGTGATATTGTAATATAGTCAATATTTTCTGGAATAGCAAATAATCCACTTGTTTCTACCGCTTGGTAATATCCTTCTTTTTTAAACCTTTCCACTATGTCGGTTGTTAGTTGGTCGGCTGGTTCTCCACCAGTCCAAATAATGTTCTTACAATTAAACTCTTTTATCCTTTCCAGTAATTCATCAATAGAATAATCCTTACCGCTTTCAAACTCTGTATCGCATCTTATACCCATTGAATAACAAGCGTTCTGTGTCTTGCATCCTTGTACTCTAATAAATACGTTTGCACTTCCTGACCTTGCACCCTCGCCCTGTAAGGAATAAAATATTTCACTTATCTTCATATACTAGTTGAATAACTTGCTAGTGTCTTTGGTGTTTCTTTTACATCTACCCTTATTAATTGAGGGTAATCTGTTTTAAATTCTTCATACAAATATACTGCAATTAATTCAGCCGTAGGGTTAAACGGCAATATATCGTTCAAGTGGCGGTGATCCCATTTGTCGTCCAAGTATTTTTTTATTACGTCAAGCTCTCTGTAATCAATGATAAACCCTACCTCGTTAAGTTCTGGACTTTGAAAATGAAAAGTGGTTACATAGTTATGTCCGTGTAATCTACTACAAGGATGGTCGTCTGGTAATCCCTTTAGTTGATGACTTGAGCTAAAATGAAATTCTTTGCTTATTTTATACATTATATCCATTTGTTTTATAATTTGAGTTTATCCAAAAAAACCCGGTTAAAATAATATTAATCTTATCATATATAGTATGCCTTTAAAATCTCTTTATGTGCTATATAATCTGCATCTCCTAAGCGTTCCTTATAAAACTCTACAGTGACTTCATATTCTCTATTGTAAATTTTTTTATGTTTAGGTAGTAATGCTTTTAATTGTTTCTCTGTCCTAAAATATTTAAACTCATTTATACTATTTTGGTATTTTGTTTTTAAGTCCTCATTCTCAAATTGTATAACAAGTATATTGTCTGCGTTTATTGTTTTAAATAATTCTATGACTTCGTAATCATTAAGGTAATGTATAACGAATCTTATTATTACTAATTCGTAGTGGTTATTATGAGTTAGTATATTATCAATCAAATCTGGTTGCTTATTTTCGTCAATATCTATAGTTTTAATTTGTGGAATAAATTGCTTTAATAGTCCATTTCCACCACCATAATCTGCTACTGAGTTAGGAATTTTTATTTTTTTTAATATCTCAATAGTACTTTCAAAATATAGATATTGTGAGGTCTTGTCTTTCCATTTACCAAAATTAATTCCCTTATCTATTTCATAAGTTATTTTCTGCATATTTCTGAAATTTTACCCACTCTTTAAAATTATGAATCGCTGCCTTTTTGGAATTTAATCTTGTTCCTTTTGGCTTGTTTATTTTATCTATTGTCCTTCCATTAAATCGGTATAAATAACCACCTCTATTTCCATATATCCAAGCCGTAGAATCCACGCTATCAAATTTTACTTTAGTCAATCCTTTTAATGAAGTATAACCCAATCCGTGTACTTTGCATCCTTTTTTATATGCTTCTGAACATAATTTATTTAATATCTTTTCACTATTCTGTTTTCTTGTCCAACCACTATCGTAAGCACCACTCGCAGAGATAGCAACATAACTATATTCCTCAATCATTTTATACCAATAATCCATTCCTCTAAAGGGTCGCCAAACTGGTATAGTCTGTTTTCCTGTTTTATCCTCAATGTATTTTCTTAAATCCTCCACATAACTAAGCGAAGTAAGTTTTTCAATATCTAGTTCAAAGAATAAGTCAATATTATTTTCATTAATAAACTTACAATATTTTTTTGTATACTCTTTCCAATCTATATTTCCATTACCACTAAAAAAAGTAAAAGCACCAGAATCAAGCATAAAATTCCAATGGTCTTTAATGTAAGGTATCATCCAATCGTCAATATAATAAAATGATTCCAATACGTGAATCTTTTGAGCATTCAACCCTGCTTTTTCTATTTCATTTTTTCTATGTCCTTCGCCTCCAGCTAAAAATAAATTCATAACTTTATCAGGATTTTCTTTTCTCCATAGATAATTATTATTTCCTGTTGCTGCCCCTGCTAAATAAATATCCATTATCTCTTTTTCTGCCTGTCTTGCAACTTTCCCCCCCCAAGGTGTTGAATATCCTGCAAGATAAATTTTCATTAATCGTTCTATTGGTGCATCTTTAAAAACATACCCCCCCCCCGCATTTGCTAACGCAAGATAAATCCTCATAATAAGTCAAGAAAAATCTGCTCTTTTGTTCCCTCAATACCACTTAACTTTTCAATGATTTTATTATAATCTTCTTCCGTATATTCAAGGGTGATTTTAAATACTTCCTCTTTTTCTTCTTCTGGCTCAAAGAATCCATCCAAGTCTAATTCTTCTGGAAATTGATACTCCTCAAAACCCCACTCCACCAACTTATCAGTATCAAAATGTTCTGTAAGTGCTTCCCAATCCCATTGACCAGAGTTTTTGTTTAGTCGGATATTTAATTCCCTTTCCTTTTCTGGGTTTAATTTAACTTCTACGGTAGGAATTTCTTTGTTTCCCATTTCTAGCCAGACCTTTGTCCTTTGGTGTCCACCTACGATAATATCCTTTCTGTCTTTGTGGGTGTTTACTATTACAGGGTCAACCATTCCAAACCTCGTCAAGCTATCTTTAAGCTGCTGGTGTTGGTCTGGTGTTAGTTCTCTGGGGTTGTACTCAGCGTGGATAAGGTCTTTAATCTTACGGATTATTATTTTCATTTTGCAAAGGTAGTAATTTATTAAATAGTGTAAATACCGATTATTGAATTAAACATATTACGTGCTTTTATTCCGTCTTTAATTTCAAAGGTTTCAAAGTCCCTATTTAGCTTTCTTACTATTGCTAATTTTTCTGCTATTTCTACTGAGTTTAGCTTTATAGTCTTGTACTGTTTTCGCATTTCAAAATCTACATACCCAAGATATTTTTTTGAATATCGCTTTTCTAATCCCTCTGCATAAAGTCTTTTTCTTCCGCCGTGAAACTGGTTGCAGTCGCTTCTGGATTTGTGTATATTGTGAAGATTAAATCTGATATTCTCATTTCCTTGCACGTTGTGAAAGTGGCTGCCGTCTGCTTGTTTGCCGTATTCAAGTCCGCAATCTATACAAAGATAACCTAATTTTGTGTCAATATTACGTGCTAACTTGTTTATTTCGTTCTGCAAAAGGTTCTTGTATTTTCTTGGATAAAGTACAGGCATCTTTGCCTTTTTTTCTTTGTTCCATTCCTTTTTTCTGGTGGTTTCTTGCTTTGCTTTTTTGTAGTTTAATTCAGCTTTTATACATTCTGAATTTTCAAGGCAATATTTTTGTAAAAAGACTTTAGGTAAGAATTTAGATTTGCATAGTTTACAACGCATTTGCAAACATAGTAAATTCTTTACATTTCACATTCATCAGCCATAGACCGATAGCCGTCTCCGATAATTATATGATCTAATACTGGTATGCCTAACAACTTCCCAGCATCCGCTAATTGTCTTGTTATTTTTTTATCTGAATTACTTGGTTCAGTGTTTCCTGATGGGTGGTTATGGCTTAATATGATTCCACTTGCGCCAGTTTTTAAAGCTATTGTAAATACTAACTTCGGGTCTATAATGCAACCAGACGTTCCCCCTGAGCTTAGCTTTCTCCAACCTATTATTCCGTTTCTACGATTCAATAAAAGTAAAAAACTTTCTTCCAAATAGTCCTTTTCATTTTCGTTATACAAGTCTTTAAGAAAGCTATAAGCATCTTTTGAAGATGTTATTTTGGGTCTGTTCTTAACCTTTTTTTGATATTTTATTTCTATTTCATTCATATCAAAGAATATTGACAAAAGTTCTTATTTCCTTTTGTGATTCTCATTGCTTTAATGTCGTTACCTAAGTCTCTAAGGTCGTGAATCCTTGCAGATAACCTAAAGCATCCGAACAAGTTTAAAGCTTCTAAAGGCGTTATCTTATTGCCTTTTTTTAAATGATTTAATATATTTTCGTTTTGTGTCATAATTGTTGTTTTAGTTGTTGTTTCAAATTTTTTAATAACCAAACTTTTTTTAAATTATTTTTTTAACATATTGTTTTTTTGTTCTGATTATCTTTTACCCACACTTCAAAGAACTGATTAATGTACTTGTGTACATCATATAGATTATGGATGTGTTGCTTTAATAATGTTACTTTGTCTTCTATTGGCTCTTTTAGGACTTCAATAGCTACTTTGTCGCCTTTCAATGCTTTAAGTCGTATTTCTAAATCCCCAATTAAACTTTCTAACTGATGACATTTCTCAATTTTTTTGTAGTAAAATTTTTCCATTATGAATATATTTTTTGGTTCATATTATTGATATAGTAGAATTGAGCTTGTTGCTTGTCATAAAACATTTCTAACATTCCACGTTCTCCGACTTCTTGGGGTTTGATCTTCTGGAAATATACTTCTGTTTTATTGTGTTTTGGAAACATCAGCCCCTCGTGTTCTAAAGGTCTGTAAACACAGATAACATTCATTGCCTTATTTGCGAACGCTTCACCGCCTGAGAATTCGTACATACTTGGGGGTTTAGGGTGTGTGCCCCTTTGCCCTGATTTATCGCTCCTTGCGTGTGCTACTATGTTAATATGTACGTTGTATTCTTGTGCTATTCTGCGTATCTCTGTTAAGCGTTCTTCTAAGTATTTATCTTCTCTACCACCGTGCTCAGAAAAGTTATGTCTTAGCTCATTGAATGGGTCTAAGGTAATGGTATCTACGTCTTCATTATTCATTAATTCTTTAATCGCTATTATAAATGAATCTAAGGTCAGCTCATTGTCTTGAAGTTCTAATATTCTGTAAGAATCTTCAAGCTCTGAAGTCCATCGATAAAAGTTTAATTCAGACATATGATTTACGTTCATTTCTTCGCCTGAATGAATATGAATAAGGCGTGCTAAGATTCTATCGGCACTATCCATTTCAGGACTGAAAATTGCGTGCTTCCATCCGTATTTATTTGTTAGATTTCTAAGCACATTAAATAGCATATAAGACTTTCCGTGTGAACTCAACCCCCCCCAGTACGTCGTAGTGCCTTTTAAACAAGTGTAATGCTTTTCCCAATTCCAGCCTACTTCCTGACCTCTCGGCAGTCCTTTTTGATAGATTTGTAAAAGTTCGTCTTTTACGTTATTTGGTGTTTTCCAGATCATACTATTACAGAATAATTTAAGTTTTTAGTTTTATTTTTATAGAACCATTGATAAACTTTGGTGAAATTTAACGGCATATTTGAATCCTTGTAAAATCCCTTCACCCCTTTATCAACTATCTTTTCAGCTTCTATAATATCTATGTCTGGAAAGTCTTTTTTAATCTCATTAGCAAGATATAACCAGTCAGTAGATGTTAGAATATCAAAGTTATTTAGTCTCGTTAATCGTGCCCTCATTAATAAGGGTACTAATTGTTTGATTTGCATAGTCTTCAACTGACAAGATTTCGTTTTTATTAGTTTTGAGTTTTCCATATATTTCATTGAATTTAGAGTTAATATTAGGTATTGATAAATTATTTAATATCCATTTGTCATTTATTGCTTCTATAAATATTTTGAATCCTGATGCTACTTTCTCAGGTTCATTTTGTTGTCCTGATTCTGTCATTTTGAACTCAATCTTTTTAATTAGTTGTTTAAGATTTCCAGCACATTTCGGCGTGAAGTAGTACGCCGTGGTCTCATTAGTTAAATAGTGTTTAAGGAAAAGATCTTTACATAAAGAAAATGTTGTTGTCGTTGCTTTAGCAACTAAAGTACCTTTACTTTTCTTTTCTTTACTTTTCTTTAATTTAGGGGTGTTACGAACATTTTCGTAATGTATTACATTTTTTGTAACTTCTTGATTTTCACGCCATTGAGAAATACGTTCTTTGTTTTTTTGTTTTTTTACTTGGTACTTTTCACTATAAAGTAGTAGTTTTTCATTGAAAGTTTCACCATTTTTTGTTGAAAAAAGTTCTATTTCTTCCATAAAAGACCAGCATTTTTCTAATCTTTTACCGACTTTTAGTTGCGATTTAAGGACTTTTGTTTTTATCGGCTTTTCTTGCATAGCCAACTTTTCAAGAACCGTATAAAACAATCCCAAACCCTCGTAACCGAACTCTATATATAGTTCAGTTATTTTTTCATCTTGGAATGAGTTGGTATCGTGTAGAAAATATTTCATTGTTTAAGTTTTTAAATTTTATAGACAAAAAAAATTAAATCTTTATAAACACAACACCGTCAATTTTAACTGTCGGTACTCGATCTTCTTTAACCATCTTATATACTCCTTGAACTGTTAAACCTCTGCTTTCTGCATAGGTCTTAATTGTTTTTAATCTTGTCTTGTCAATCTTTAAAGATTCCATATTGCAAATATATAAATTAATTTAATATTTTAAACTTTTATTTTCTTAAAGTTATTAACACTCAACAAAGACTTTGCCGTCAATCTCAATGCTTTTAGCACCCTTTGGCAGCCGTTTTGCTTTGATTAGCTGGTACACCCTTTGCCGTGTTAAACCTATTTTTTCAGAATATTTTTTTATATTATAAATCATAATTTTCAATTTCTCGTTCAACATTATTTTGCTTTCTTCCATTCGTAAAAAACCATCCAAATTTTCTGTTGAATAAATTGTTTATTTTCTTTAGCGATATTATCGCAGTTTTAATTAGTTCTTTCATTAATAAAACCCATTTAATTCTGCTTGTACTTCTGTGTCTAAGTCTTTAAAACTCAATCCCAAATCCAAACTAATTTCATACAAAACTTTAGAATAAAGGTCTGTAAATTCGTCTGCTTCCATAGCACCAAAAGATATGCTTAAAGGCAGCCAGACTGTGCCCTTGTCGGTTTCTATGGTATCGTAATAGCCAGCTTTCATTTGCATAACTTTTCGATAGTGGTCTTTGTTCTTATACCTCTCCTGGTTCTCAAAGCCAAGCTTAATCAATGCAAAATATTTCTTGTGAAATTCGTAGTTACGAGGGTGTTTTAAAGTTACTTCGCCCTGCCAGTCTCTCGGCAAAGATTTCAATATTTCTTCATCCTCTGAATTCATAGGTCTTAGACCGCCTAAACTTTTGTGCATCTGTATTTTCATAACAAGTAATCTTTAATCTTCTGAAAAGTGGCTTTTTCTTCGTCCGTATAGATCCGCTTATGTCCTCTACCAGAATCTACCATCTTGGCTATATGGTTGCCTTTTGCAGAACATTCCGTACTGCACCATTTCGACTGGTCGCCTTTTAATTTCTTTGAACAATATATGCAGGTCATATCTTATTGTTTTAGTTCTTTGATTCTATTAGTTAAATCAACTGCCAAATCTCCATTATTAAAGGACAAACTAAGCAATATTTCTAACTCATCAATCACTCTTTGATTAGTACATTTTTCTACGATTTCAATTATATCGCTCATATCTAAATCATAATGATGTTGTATGAACTGTCCCTTTTCAGTGAAAGTCGAACCGCTATTTATTGGTAATAGTTTTTCAATTAATTCTTTTATTTTCATATCTATTGTTTTAGTTTAGTTCGTTATGTAATTCATCAGACAGTTCTACCATTTCTTCCCAGAATTTCTCTAGTGTAAAATGAGACGATTGGTTTCTTCCACTACAACGTAATTGTATATAATTTGCTATTTCTTTCTTGTTCATTTTAGTCTAAAATTAAATTTGTCTACTAAGCTTGCACCCCTTACTTCTTCGCCAGATTTAATAGCTTTCTTTATCTTATTTTTATCTGGATATTCAGATACTACTATCGCCTTGAATTCTTTGCTTAAATCTTCCAGATTACATTCTACGGCTTGGCTTTTGCGTGTAGTTATGGTCTTTAAACCAAGTTCAATATCGCCAAACATTCCCACCGCCTCAACTAACTTAGATTTTAGAAGATCTATCAGCTTTTTCTCTCTTGTCTTCATAGCTTGCAGACGTTTTATTTCTCCGTCTATTCTATCTGTCAAGCTTTCCCTTGAACCGATAAATTCAATGTAATTTCCAGACTTCGCTTTTAACGTCTTTTCGTTCAGCGTTAATGCTTCATCCATTTCTGGTGTAATCTCGCCCTCAGCGTCTTCTATTTGGCTTACAAGCGTTAAATAATCGTCTTTTATTTCGTATAGTGTTTTCATAATTGTTTGTTTTTAAAAAGGGGTGCAACTTGTACACCCCCTTTATTAATATTAAAATGGCAAATCGTTAATTGGCTCAGATGGTTCTTGTACAACTGGTTGCTTTGCAACTGGTTGTTGAACTGGTTGTTGTACAACTGGTTTAACCTCTGCTTTAGGTTCTGGCTTTGGTTCTACTTTCATTACCCATTTAGTAAAGTGTTCTGCAAGTTTTATAATATCGTCTGCTTTGACTTTATCTACGTTGTTAATTAGAACTTCTGTTGCACACTTTAAAGAACTCTGCCGAACTATCATAAGCTGAACGTCATCTTTATTCCCATAACCACCACTAAAACCGTTATTAAAATCCTTTTTCGGTAGTTTAATTTTAGGGTATTGTCCGCCTTGAAATTCAAATTCAGATTCTTCACCTATTTTAAAAGGAAAGTCTGGACTATCTTTGTCCTGATATTTTGAACTTGAATATTCCCCAACTTCGCCTGATTCCATAGCGACTTCATATTTATACATTAATCCGAACTTTCCCTCCCAAGTTCCGTTGGCTTGTACTGATGTTACTTTTGCTTTCATAATTGATTATTTAGCGACATTGTCGCAGTTTCTAAGGTACATTAAAACTTTCGTAGCTTGTACCCTTTCAGCTACTTTCTCTTTTTGTTGCTGTTCTTCCCTGACTTCAAGGAAAATATCTTTTGTTCGTTTCATAACTTTACAAATGTATTAATTTATTTTAAATATTCCTATTATTTTTTAATAATTTATCATTCATTATTCCTGTGAATACATCTTCCATATAATGATGCAGTAAGTGGCTTATATCTTCGCCATCTAAATACATTTCTACATCGTCTGTATTTTCGGGGTCGTACTGGATTTCTACTTCCCTTTGTTGATGAAAGAGGTTTAAATCTTCATTCTCAAATATTAGATTCAAATAAAATGTTCTCATAATTTTATGATTTTAAATTCTGAATCTGGATTTAATTTTTCCCACCTAACGACATTTAATGCGTCTTTGTGGCTTATGTTAAAGTAGTCTGAAAGCTCCGTTACGTTGGCTCTATTGCGCTTGCAGTA